ATGATTGTCATTGACTCACTACCAGCGTTAGTACCTGACGATGAAGCAGAGAAACTCATGGAAGAGTTCACTGTTGGTTTAGGCGCTCGTCTTACTGGCAAGTTCCTTCGCAAGTCTTCTAAAGCACAGCGTCGTTCACTCATTGATGAAGACCGTGGATGCACAGGCATCATCATTAACCAGTGGCGTGAGAAGATTGGCGTCATGTGGGGAGACAACCGCACAACCCCCGGTGGTAAGGCTAAGAACTTTCATTACTTTGCTCGTGTTGAAGTAAAGCGTGACGAATGGTTGAAAGACAAAGATGAAACAGTCGGACAAACCATCAAGGCACGTACCATTAAGAACAAGACGTTCCCTCCTCAGAAGGTAGCGACTATTGACTTCTACTTCACACAGTCGCAAGGTTTTAGTTTTGGTGACTTTGACGTCATCAAAGACATGGTGAACATTGGTATTACGTATGACATCATCACCCGTGCCGGTGCGTTCTATTCTTACGGTTCACAAAAGTGGCAGGGTAAAGATGCAGTACTTGCCGCTTTTCGTGAAGACATCATGTTGCAAAAAGAAATTAAGCACGACGTCTACACCAAGTTAGGTATTCCCGAACCAGTATGAACCAACGCCAAATAATGAAGACTTCTAAAAAGCAAGAGGTCAGGACAGCCGACTTATACAAAGGCAGTCGCAATGCTGGCTCAGGTTCAGGATGGCTTCGTAAAAACGACGTACGTTCACATGAGTTTCTCCTAGAGAACAAGTTCACTGACAACAAGAAGAGTTACACCATCAAGTCTGCTGACCTAGTGGAGTTGCGTGAGCGAGCCATCTTGGAAGACCGTACACCTGTCCTACAGTTTGATCTCGGTGGGCGTCGTTACGTCATNATTCCTGAAGATGACTTCATCACAATGGCAGGCTTAGATGACTGACACACCGTGGTACCTACAAGAGTTTAAAAAGTCTTTAACAGCCAATGGCACATTGGTACCAGTTGTACATCAACTGCTCATTGAAAAGCGCCTCAAGTCAACACGAGACACAGAGCACCTGCACCCTTCAGAGATCTGTAAGAAGGACTGGTGCCCTCGCTCGTCTTGGTACACCATTAAAGGCTATGAGAAGAACGATGAGTCGTTTACTTTTCAACGTCTCAACGTGTTTGAAGAAGGTCACCTCATCCACCGTAAATGGCAGGATTGGCTGACTGAAGCAGGCGTAATGGTTAAAGCCGAACTTCCGATATCAGATGATGACCACTTGCTGTTAGGTCACGCAGACGGGCATGTAAACATCAATGGTAAAGACATGCTCATTGAAATCAAGAGCCTAGGAGTCGGCACCTTTCGCTTTGAGAACTACGACCTGTATAAAGAATGCAATGGCAACGGCGATGAGATGTGGAAGAAACTTCGCACACCTTTCCCTTCGCACGTTCGTCAAGCGATGCTGTACATGCATGCCACAGGCATCCACGATTTAGTTTTTCTGTATGAGTGGAAAGCCACACAAGAAGTAAAAGAATTCACTGTTAAGTTCATGCCCGAACTTGTGGAACCTATCCTTAGCGCTTGTGTAATGGTAAAGAAGTGCGTAGCATCAGGTATTCCTCCCATGCGCCCAGCGTGGATAGAGGATGAAAAAAACAAAACATGCAAACAATGCCCCTACTCAAAAACATGCTGGAGAGATTATGGAACTAGAGACGAGACGAGTGATCAGTTCACGCCCGAAGTCAACGATGGAGAAGTTCAACGAGAACTTCAGCCTCCCCAACCGTCCGATAGTGGAGATGCCGGAGATTCCGGAGAACCTAGACGAGTTATCAGACGCTAGTTTGATGGAGGTCTACCGTGTTTTCATGGGGTGGATGTCTTTCGCAAAATCAGAACTAGTGCAGGCAGAGATCATTGAAGAGCGCTCTGCGAATGACCTCAAGGTTGTAGAAGCAGAGATACTTATTGGACAATGGGGGATCACCACCAAAGGCGACACCGTTACTCTTGCCAAGGCTCGTCGTGACGTAGACCCTGAAGTCATCAAGTACCAAAACAAACACCTTGAGGCACGGGCATATCGTAAATTGGTTGATTCTGTATTTGAACGCTGTGAACGTGGTGCCCAACTCCTTTCTCGGGAACTTAGCCGTCGCATATCTATGGCTCCCCAAGAACGCCGTCATTCAAAATATATGCCGTAGAGGTTTGCTTTGTTACACCCAGTTGGTACTGTGTACTCATGCACACACAAACCAAACTAAACCTAGACAAAATGCTCAATTTGTTCCCCGTCCTTATTCCTGAAGATAAACGTGAGTTCAACAAAATTGTTCAAAACGCACAGTCTGTTTGCCACAGCGTTTTACACTCATGGGAAATAGAGAATGGCTCACGGTACCCAAACTTCCTGAGTTTTGACCGTCGCCAACAGTTGGAATACCTCATGCGTATGGCATATAGTTGCCCTGAAAAGTGGAATGAGTTTGTTCACATCTATTTTGGAGAACCCAACATTACTGGCACTATAGGAGACATCAAAAACTTTGCATTGCGTACAATCCAGCGGTTTCCCGATGTACACATAGCAGAAGTTATAGAAGTTTTAGCGACCCCACATGCTTTAGCGTACGAGCAGTTTCGCTACCGAAACGAAAAAGCAACCCACGCAGAAGCAATGGAATACATCGCAACGACACATTTCCACAAGTACGAAGTTACAGAACAGGGAGACAGGAACAAGATTCTTGGAACTTGGAACATTCTTTATACGCATACTTGTGCATGCGGGGACACCTACACAGAACACAGCATCAACAACTACTCAGGGGACTAAATGGCAGTAGGAAGTGACCCCGAGATAGGCATTGTCTTTACCTCATGGGGAGAGATGAATGAAGCCTCTAAAGAAGCATGGATGGCGTATTGCCGTGGTTTGCGTGAGAGAGGTAACATTCTTGAAGGATATGCCACAGTTAACTATCCAAAAAGCAGACAAAAAGGAAAAGCAAAAGTGAGTGAAGGAAGCAACATAGAACTAGCCCACCGTGACTTGGGCATTGAGATAGAAAAACTCATTGCCGACCGTAACCATTTTCGTGATGACTGGAAAGCAATGATTAAGCAGATAGAGGATTTGGAACATCAGGTCAAGCGTTTAAAAAGGATGATTCCCAATGGTTGATATTGTTGAGCGTTTACGCAAACTGCCTAAAGTAGCAGATTGTAAAGAAGCCGCTGACGAGATTGAACGTCTGAGGTTACTGTTGGGAGAGGTTGGGGTATCTAGTAAAAAACCAAAGCCAAAAAACATAAAAATTGTAGAAGGAAGCATTCATTATGAGTTTCTTGCTGCTTTTGCTGAAAACAAAACATTAACCACCGATGAGGCTGGTGTTCATTTAAATATTCCCGAAGGGCGAGAAACGTATGGCTGGTGGAATAAAGTGTCAGACCTTAAAAGTGCTGGATATATTTTTGAAACTGAACTTAGACGTAAAAGTCGTGCAGGCGTAGAAGTACATGTTTGGGCGATTACTCCCAAAGGTTTAAAGGCATTAGAAGATGCAGGGTACCGTGGGAAATAAAGCAAAAGCCAAAGGAACATCCTTTGAGGTACTTGTAAGAGATTATTTAATTTCTAAAGGCTTTATTCACGCTCACCGTCCTGCTTTATCAGGTGGTAACGATACGGGAGACATTAACGGGATTGCCCGTCGCTCTACCCTTCGCAAGGTAGCGGTGCAATGTAAGAACCAAAAGCAGTTCCAGTTGAGCCAGTGGCTTAACGACACCGTTGAGCAGGCTACCCGCCTTGGTAACGCTGTACCAGCCCTAGTCGTGAAGAGACAGGGTAAAGGGGAAAAAGCGTTAGGTGAAACTTATGTTGTGATGAGGTTGGATGATTTTATTGACCTCTTGATTGAGGCTGAATACTCCTAAAATACAAGGGCAACACAATCTTTGTTTTACTAGGAGTAACTTATGTCTCAAGAACTGCATTCAATCGTTGAGGACGTGATCAAAGTATCAGGTTCTAGCAACCCCCAAAGTGTAGGGTCTATTCTTGCCCGCTCAGTCAACGCAGGGCACACCCCAAAGATGCGGGCTATCGGTGCATCTGCCGTCAACCAAGCCGCAAAAGCGGCAGCAATTGCTCGTGGTTTTGTAGCACCACGAGGCATTGACTTATCGTTTATAATTGGTTTTGACGATATTCAAGGTGATAATGGCGAAACTATTTCTGCCATTTCATTCAAACCAGTACAGAGGTAATCATGGGCATTTATAACAAACTTCGTGGTGGCACAGGATCAAATCACCGCACAGGACGCATGGATTACCCTTACGCAGGTGATGGCTCCCCTGCACAATCTAAACAACCTGCGCAACCCGCACAACCTGCGCCGTCAGGTCGTGGAAAATACCTCATTCACGGAAGCGCTGGTGGTGGGTACGTTACTACAACACCTAGTCAAGGTAAAGAAGATCGCCACGACGTAACGTACTGGAGCAATGACAATAAAGAACAGTACTCCGTATCTGGTGCAAGGTTTAAACATGATGCAGATGAAGGCACAGCAAGTTTTTACGGAGGAACAGAACAAGGTTCTGGCAGGCAAATGGGGCACATGTGGTCAAAACCCACATGGGGCGGAAATATCCACCAAGATCAATAATGGCTAAAAAGAAAAAAGTACAGCCAGCGGTAGCCATGCGTACGCCTAATCGTTTGATTGGGGAACGTGGCGGTGCTCGTTACCATATTCGCCCTATTGAGCCAACTGGTGCTTCCGCCATTGGTGGTTTCTCACCTAGCGGTATTGGACAAGTAAACATCTAATGGCACAGCAAACCCCTACATTTACTTCTTGGAGTAACCCTTCAGAAGCCCCGGGGGCTGGCACAGCAGTTGCCTACGGTCCTGCCCCAGTCTTCCGTAACGCCAAAGACTCCCAGTTGTCGGGGTATCGTTCACAGCCTGACACTAACTACCCTGATGGTTACCTTGGCACCATGTCGGCTAACCGCCGTCAAGACAAGATCCTTGGTTCTTTAAGCCGAATGAACGCACGGCAGTACAGCCGTGGTGTTCACAAAGGTGAAAGAATTAATCAGAGTGACTACATTTGGCCTGATGAATTTAACCTTTTCACCGCTCTTGAGATGGAAGCAAAAGGTCAAAAGTTTGCTCCAGTAGGTGCTGAACCTGTCCGCCTCACTAACGACGGCAAAGTCGGTCCCCGAGGGATTCCCCGAGACATGAGCCGAAAAGATGCTCAAGAAATCAGCATGGAACGTCGTTCTATGTTGAAGTCTCTCGCCCCTCGTTGGCGCTAAATGGTAAAATGTATCTAAAGAGATAAGGAAGTAAACATGCCTACAGATCACAGAGGTCGTCCAATTGGAGACCCACGCAGTTCACATGGTGGGACACCCTCACGTCCAATGTCCATCAACACTCAAAGTAGTAATTATGCTCTTGAGTACAGTGAAAATCCTCACATGGAAGAGGCTTACCAAGGCAAAGACCCTGCCGAAATCGTTGACGATTATGGGTACTCTTCCGATAAATACGAGGACTGACAATGGCAAAAGGTGAAGACACTTCCCGTCATCCAAATAGGCGTGTAGACAATGTTGTCTACGCTAACTTTGGGCACCCTATGCAAAACCATCCTGCATTTCTTTCATCAATAGGAATGCTTGATGATGCTAGAGATACCGACACATCTAAAGAAGATAAGGAATAATTATGGCTAACGGAGAAGACACTCGCAATCATCCAAATCGTCGTGTAGGTCGTTCAGAACTTCCACGACTTTCAGAAGCGCTTGGCAATTACTTGACTAATTCTATGGAAGCGCACATGGAGGATTACGATAACCCATACGACGACGACGACGGCAATATGAAAAACGACAATCTTGGTAGTAGAGCCGCAGAAGAATTTGCCATGTCTCATTCTATGCCTAGCCTTATTAACCAACCTTATGGTGAGGCTTTTTCTGAATTAGATGCCGGCGAGGCTCTCCAGAGGTACCGTAACCAACGCAACTCAGGAAAAATGGATGCTGAAAGTAAAGAGTTATACGCAGATGACATTCGTGGGGCTTACAGAAACCGCTATTAATGCCACAGTATCCTTATAAGCCCAACCAGTCACGTTCTGAAATGCTTGTTGACCAAGCATTACAGTCGGCTATCTCTGATCCTGACACGATTAGGCAGATTCGCCCTGTAGTGCCACAACAATTGTTTACAAACTCAAGGGGCATGGTTAAACAGTCTTTGGGGATTATGGATGTTTTAAACATTGATCGCAACTTCCCTACAAACCGTTCATGGTTGTCGGGTGCTCCTGTGATGTTCCGTAATGGTTTCATAGATGATTCATTTAGCGGTTCTAGTCGTTACTCAATGCAAAGTTTAGGTATGTAATGTCAAATACATGGGATAACTTATCAACGGGGGCTGTGTTTGCAGACAAAGTTAACAGCGAACTCTATTTTGCGGAAAACCGCCGTAACAGGTGGACAGCGCAAGGAAACATTCCTTCCGCTGGGCGCATGGGCGGTGGAGGTGGGGGCGGTTACCGTCCGCCTTCCATCGGTATCAATCAAGTTTGGCGAGGTGAAAACTACCAAGGATATGGCGCAGGTAGTGAAGGTGGCGTCGCCACGATGGGACGTGCCATCGGAAAAGGTGGCGCAGACCTTTTTAAGCAATACCAAAACTTCAACACACAACAAACTGAGTCGTACAACAAAGGCGTAGACATGTGGCAAGGTGCCTACCAACAAGGTTCTCAAGCATCTCAATCCACTCAATTAGCCAACAAGTACGCAGATGCCTATGGCTACGGTAAATCTAACCCCACTATGCCTTTTGCTGGCAGAGGCTCCCCCGGAGCGATCAACACTAACTTAGCAAAGGCTTTTCCTAAGCCCGCCCCTGCTACGGCGCCCGCTCCACTTCCGTTTGTTGGTAAAGGTTCCCCTGCGAGCATCAACGCTAACTTAGGCAAGATGTACCCACCTCAGGCACCTACCCCTTGGAACCCCGCCCGCCCCGCTTCTTCTCCTGCAAAGTCTCGTACTATGAACCGCCCATGGTCACGACCCTCTTCAGGCTGGACATGATAGGATTAATGTATGGCAGTTAACGATTCTCGCTCAATGAACATGGATCTTCGTTTGGGAGCCTGCGATGGCTCACACAAATCTCTTACCCCCAGTCGTGGTGGTGAGGTAGAAATGAATAACGTACAGATTCGTCGCACCCAACTTCAGCCACAGTACAACGTGGTTGACAAAGTTAATACGGCTTACGCCAACACTGGTTTGTTTCACTAAAAGACACAATTAAGTTTTTAATTCAATTAATAAAATAAGGAGTACAAGATGGCTGACTTAGAGTATCAACGTCTTTTGGTATGCAAAACGCACGGAGTGATGTACAAGATGCGTCCATATGATGGACCTCCTGAGTACGACATGGAGTTGCGTGAACTCTGTGACCGCCACAACGCACAGATTCCTGACCCTGACAACTGTAGAGCGCTTATCTACCGCACAGACCCTGATACTGCCTCAAAACTTGACGTTGAGACAGCCATCAAAAAGGAACTTAAAGAACAGGATGTTTACATCCGAGATTTTCGTGACGAACTAAAGGTAGACGCTCTCAAGTGTTTCAATCGCCACAACCGTCCTAAACAAGGTTGTATTGACTGGTGCTCAGAAGACAAAACGATTGGACGAAAAGTGGGCATACCTAAAGAGGCTCGTCAATATGTGTGCATGTACTGCCCTGTTGCTGAGTACTACACCCACCGTGTTCGTGTTGAAAAAGGGATGTACGACTAGTGATCCTTTTCTCTTTTGACGTTTTAGCAGCGCCAAATAAAGAGTTAGGGGCACGTCAACCCATCCCTGAGGGGCGTCGTTTATGGAACTCCTTTGTAACGACCTACAATGGGCGTATAGCCGTTCTAGGCACCGGAATTGCTAACACTCCCGTATTCATAGAATGGCTCAAACGAGAGGGTTTTAAAGCCTCTACGATTGACATCATTGAAGATACGGACTCCCAGTCCAAGATTGACCGTGTCTTGTCATTAAATGCCGTCTACGGAAAGATTGATTGGTACATTGACGCAGACCCCGAGGCAGTAGCAGGAGTGGTCAGGAGTGGTATATCTACCCTGCTTGTCACTATCCCGCATACCGTCCGCCCTGAGTGGGAAACAAAACGTCAGGTCAAAGGTTGGGATACGCTAGTTCAGGAGATTGAATCACAAGCACTAGCAAGAGCCGAAAAGAATTGGAGTGACCCAAGAGATGTCATCTGAAGATAAGAAAATTACAATGTCATACACTGAGTGGATTCAATACGGGATGGAAAACAGTTACTGTGGACCACCTGTATGTGCCACCCATGACGGGGAACCTTGGACAGCCGAGGAAGAAGAAGCCTTTGAACAAGGCGATGACGTATGCGTAGAGATGCTCCGCTTGTACCACGACATCGGTGAACGTCTGATGGTGGAGAGTGCGCACAGCCCATCGTTGTGGCGTAGGAGTGGATGGGAGTGAAGGTCTTTTTTGGCGGTGCCGAAAAAGGGTCATACCGAAACATGTTGCTCGCTAATGGGGTGACACGTTTCGGTGTAAACCTGACCCATTTTCCCATCCCCAAAAGAAAAGAGTTAGACCTACAAACTCTATTTAATGGAGGAGAGATCCTTCTATACACTTCTGAAGGTGACGAAGACACCGACCGCTATGACTCATTTATTCGTGATCACGCCGACAACCTGTCTGTAGTTATTGGTCGGGCAGAGTATGACGGCACATGGTTAGGAGACCGCTATGTTCCCGTATGGAACGACGAAAAGGATTTGGAAAGACTGGCGTGGATTTGCCAGCGGTACGGACGCTCAGCCATCAGTGACAAAGCGATCACGCCGAAGAACATCCACCGAATCAACTCCTTGGCTCAACGATGGGGAGCAAGTCTCATCGGAATCACCAGCAAGCCCGACCTAATAGAAAAAGTAAATTGGGATTCTGCTGTAGTCGGCTCATGGACAAGCGCCATCCGATATGGGGAAACACAAGTGTGGGACAACCACGGTTTACGTCGGTACCCAGCACAGCAAAAAGAGAGTTCACGTCGTAAACACCGTGCTGACATTGTGCGATTAGGCGTTGATTACGACGCTGTCTTGGCAGACGATGTAGACGCTGTAGGTACGCTTGCTATACGTTCTTGGCAACAATGGGAAACACATACTTTTGGGGGCTATGACCTTATGAATGATGACAGTGACGACGAGTCAGAGCAGTCCACAGATGGGCAAATAGTTGCTATCAACCATAGAACGGCACCCCTCACTTCTGCGGTTTCTCAGGGGTCAAATCTTACTATCGGGGTACCAAATAAGCGGCACGGTATTGACCGTATCTTACTACCCGTTATGGGGGTAGAAGAGGTTGTGTCCATGGGGTCGCAAACCGTTGATAATGAAGGGGAATCTATTGTTGTGAACCCTGAAACGATCCCCGTTTTAAGGTACAACGCCAACCCTTTGAGACAGTGCGATAGTTGCTATTTGAGCAATAGATGCCCTGCATTTCAAGAACATATGGAATGTGCGTACAAACTTCCTATAGAGATCCGCACAAAAGACCAACTTCAGTCTGCTATGCGAGCATTAATTGAGATGCAAGTAGGTCGTGTGATGTTCGCTAGGTTTGCTGAAGAACTAGAAGGACAGGGTCTTGACCCAACCTTGTCGCAAGAAATGGACAGAGTATTTAACCTTGTAGACAAGTTTAAAAACATCTCTGACAATCGTGAGATGGTGCGTTTAGAAGTGGAAGCCCGAGGTGGCGCAGGTGTGCTGTCACGTTTGTTTGGCACTAAAGCGGGAGAGACTGCACGGCAATTGCCGGGGGGTGGCTTAAGCCCTGAAGCGACTAATGCCATGTACTCCGAAATCATTGACGCCGACGAAGGTTGACACAGCCTACCGCTAGGTAGTATTCTTCCCGTAAATACGGCGTACGGAGACAACATGATTACTGATATTGCCCTTGACCTTGACGGGGTTATTTATCCTTTTGACAAAGAGTTTTACAAGTTTTGTTCCAAGGCTCTAAACACCCCACTTTCAATGCCCACCCACTGGCACTTTTACGAGGACTGGGGGCTGTCTTTTGAAGAGTACAGCGCCCTGTTGATTGAGGCATCCCATGCTGGTGTCTTCCTGCACGGTGAGCCACCTATTGGTACCCATGCATCTTTGAAAGTAATCAGAGAGATGGGCATCAAAGTGCACATCATCACGGCACGTCCATCCCAAGCATGGGCAGACACCACTTGGTGGCTTGACCATTGGATGATCCAAGCAGATGGTTTGCATTTTACCGAAGACAAGACAATTTTCTCGTATCTCGTTGGCGAAGACTCCGTAGGTTTCATGCTGGAGGACAGCCCGAGCAACATCCAGCGCTTACAAGAGTGCTCCAACATCGTTCCCGTGGTCTACGACCAATCGTGGAATAAGGACGTTGACTGCGTACGAGTACAAACTTTGATGGGGTTCGCCCGTCTTATAGATCTTTACAACAAGGAGATGGCATGAGTTCAAAACCCCTCAACAATCGTTCTGATGTTCTGAGAGAGGCTGAGGCATTGGTCAATGGTGACCGCAACGACACTTACGGTGATCCGATTGACGACTTCCGTACAACGGCGGAGTTATGGACAACATACATTCGTCGCATTGTTGCCCGTCGGGAAAGCACCAAGTTGCAACCTCATGACGTTGCTTCCATGATGCTCCTTCTCAAGGTGTCTCGGTTGACATGGTCTCCCGAGAAGCGTGACCACTGGGTGGACGCAATTGGTTATGCCGCTTGTGGCTGGGACTGTGTAGAGCGTGAAGGCATCGTTGACGAGTGGGAAGGGTTCATCTCCTAATGGATTTTGATGAAATGACTAACGCAATTAACCGAGCGATGAAGCATGCAAAGCAGTACCCGCAGATGCTCCCACCTCCTTCTGATTTTTCCATGGGGACAGAGAAGCAACGCTTAGAACACATCTTGGACACTGCTCCAAACTTGTTGTTTGAGCGCCCAGTTCTCAACATCCACCAGTTCGCTGAGAAAACAAAGATGGGTATCCCTGAGGTGTCTTTCACAGGGTGGGAGGCATTGCTTAACTTCATGCGGGAGTACGACCGCATGTCACAAGAGGTGGCAAGGTTGTCTAGAGACCTCAATCGCCAGCGCACAGATGTCATTGACATTCTGCAAGATGCGATTGATCAGATTTCTCGTGGACTGCGAGAATCTGTCGCTGAAGACTTGCCACCCAGCGAATCATGACTGAGACCTACAGAGATGACGCTCTCTGCAAACGTCTACACATTGACCTGTGGTTCCCTCCTTTAGATGCGGACGTGCCTGAGCGGTACTACAGCATCGCTAGAGAAGTCTGCAAACGCTGTCCAGTATGGGTGACTTGCTTGGACGACGGCATAGAGGAACGATGGGGCATGTGGGGTGGGTTGACACCACAGGAGCGCACTGCTCTTACATCCCCGACACCTCGTCCCACGGTCTTTAAACCGCATGGAACATGGACACGTTACCGACAGGGTTGTCGGTGCACAGATTGTTTAGTTTCTGAGGCGAAAGACAACGATAAAATAAATATTAACTTGATTCCCAAGATGACTGAGTCCTTGGGGGATCTAGAGATGTTGAAATACAGGTTGCTTTCGGCAAATTAGAGGTAAACTATAAGTAACGCCATATACAGCGCATGAGCATTGTATATGGCGTTTGCTTTTGTCCCCTATCAAGGAGAACACTATTGAGGTATCGCATTTTTTCCGCAATTGCTGTGTCAGTGATGTTGGCAGTATCCAGCACCACCCCAACTTTTGCAAAAATAAATACGAATACGACAATCGTTGCCCCAGCAAAACCCGACAAGAAAGCCCCGCCAGTTCCGCAGTGGATTAAAAACCACATTGACAAAGGGAACAGATGCCCCCAATGGGAAAGGCTTTTTAAAGAGTTTGGTTTGCCCGTTCAGTTCTTTACCTACTTTTCTTGGCGTGAGTCAAGGTGCCGAAAACAAGCGGTAAACGCTCGTTGGAGAAATGGCAAAATTGTGTGGACACTGAACAGTAACGGCACATTTGACAGTGGTCTTTTGCAGATCAACTCGTCATGGCAGACAGTCACCGCCAAGGTATGCAACAGTAAAATGGGTGACCTGTCCGTGTTGCTTAAACCACGTTGTAACGTCGCTGTGGCACGTTACCTGTACGACAATGGTGGGCTACACCATTGGGGGTACTAAGGTTGACCAGCGTACTACATGGGTGTAGTTTGTAAACATGACATACACACTTAGACCTGAAGACGTTGTTGGCACCTGCGAAGTCGCAGATGTGCTGGGCGTAAGCAAACAACGCATCCATGCGCTCCGCAAAGACAAGCGGTTCCCTGAACCATTCAAAGTGCTGGCATCCAGCCCGCTTTGGGACAGGCGAGAGATTGATAATTTCCTTAGGCAATGGCGCCCATGGAAAGCAGAACAGAACCAAACGGGAGGAACCACCAGTGAAACAAAATAATGTATGGGCAACCAAGAATGAGCGACGCAAAGAGAAGCGTGGTCTCGTCGGTACACAAACCCGTCGTGAGTACAACGAGGGACGAAAGAACCGCCACATGTATTCGTACCATGGTGCGTTTGGCAATCTTGGAGGGCGCATGTACAACCTCTGTTCCCAAGGCACCTTCTCTTCAGTTGTTAAAAAAGATGAAGATTAATGGTACGCTGTACCCATGAGCAATCCTACTAAGTCCAAGTCCACTAGATATGAATGTGAGTCATGCGGAGAAGGAATCACGGTGTACGTGACTCTTGCTGAACCGCCAGTACATGTATGCAAGAAAAAAAGATCACAAATTCTTCCGTTATTAAAAAAATAGGGTTCGCCAGTGGCGACCGTGTTAAAGACCATAATGGCAAAGAGCAATGGGGTGGTTCAGGCTGGGCACGACTCGGTCAGTACGTTGGGCGCTTAGACGACACAGTGGTTGCTGGCACTCTTGTATGGCATGAAGACCACTTCTTTATTAAAGACGCCAACGAGAACCTTGAGGACGTCTCTATCGTTGTTTTACAACGTCTCATGCATGCCAACCTTGCTGACCACATCTACAAGGCACGGGCATACGGACAGATTGTAATTAATGATTTAGACGACTGGTATTGGGGGCTTTCCCCAAGCAACGATGCTTTCAAGTCATCGCACCCCAAGACAAACCCAAACGAGAACGTAAACCATTACAAGAGCGTGATAGGCGCCAGTGACCTTGTCATTGTGTCCACTTCATACCTGCGAGAGCGGATTAAACCATGGGTGATGTGCCCTATCGTGGTGCTTAAAAACACCATTGACGTGGCTCGGTTTACACCACTGGAGCACACTTCTGAGGTGCCTAGAATTGGCTGGGCGGGTTCTACCAGCCACAGGTCAGGAGACTTAGAACTTATGAGGGGAATCATCCCCCAGTTGGTGCGTAGTGGTGACTTTACTTTCCAGCACAGCGGTCATTCTGCCCATTCCCCAGCAGTACACGAACTATTTAAATTGACTGAAGATGAGGTGCTTACAGTGCCTCTTGTAGAAAGCACCTTGTACCCCTCATCATTAACAATGGACATCGGGATTGCACCGTTGTCTGATACCCCCTTTAATCACGCCAAGAGCGACATAAAGTTGCTGGAGTATTCATCCTCAGGGATTCCTTGGATCGGGTCTCCTAGGACTGCCTACAGGGAGTTGAAAGAGGAATGGGGTATTGGGCGTCTCGCTAAGAACGGACAGCAGTGGCTCAAGCACCTCAATGAACTAAAAGATCCTGAGGTGCGAGCACTTGAAGGTACTGCGCTACGTGAAAAAGCGTGGACACGAGATATCTCTATCGGTGCCCACGCTCTTCAACAAGTTTTAAATGATATTTCTATAGGTTGCTGACTGCACTGAGTAGTTCTTTACGAGTGGCTTCATTGATCTTTCTGAAGTTCACTCCTCCCCATATACCATTCTTCTCTTCATTACGTATTGCAAAGTTCAAGCACTGGAGGCGTACTTCGCAGACGGTGCACATACTGATGGCTTCCTCTTGGTGCTTAACACTTCGGAGAGCAAAGAATATTGTGCCCTCGTTACCACGGCAGTTGGCTTCATTTCTCCAGTCGCTGTTGCGTTCAAGATACTTCGCAACAGGTAACGAAACATCCAGCGTGTAGGGAGGGGTTTCCCCCTCCCCACTGTGCTGGGCGGTCATGCGTAAACCACCTCGTTGATTACGTTGAGGACGAAGCGGTCAAACTCGCTGGTCTTGCCGGTGAGAGCGTTGAACGCATTGCGCTCAACCCGTGACTCATCTTTGCCCGTGAGGTGGTGGTTGTAGGTGTTGAAGGCTTGCAGAGCGCCGAGAGCGGTACCAGCCCAAGGTGCAGAGCGGTCGTCGTATTTGTAGAGGTGGCGGATTGCCTCCTGCTTGTTCTGAGCACGGCTGATTGCCTGAGGGCGTGAGTCGCCTTCTGAAGCCACTGGGATGATGCGATTGACGATGGCGTCCCATTCAGAGTCGGTCACCGAGATGGCACACAGGCGCTGGATCTCAGCGGTGAAGTCATCTGCGAACGAGTGAACGATGCCGAGAGCGTCACGGACGTTCTGCAACTTAAAGCCACTGTGCTTGCTGTGGCGTGTCTTGTGCTCTTGCCCCTGCTCACCAAGTCCTGCGGCGAGTGTGTTGTCGCACACCACAGCGGTGCACACACGCTTGAAGGTGGTAGCCAACGTGCCGTTGTGGCTGGTGGTGGCGAGGAGGTGCGGACGGAACTCAAAACCCTCAGCGGTGAGGTTCTCTTCCATCTCAATGGAGACCCATGCGACTCCACCATTCTTCAACAGCCCAGCAGAACCGATCTGAAGGTTGCTGTCGTCAATGATGTTGGACACGGTGTCAAGGAGCCACTCGCTGTACTGGTGGATGGAGTAACCATCTTTGAACACACCGAGAGTTTCAAAAGTGTCGTCACGGACAACAGCCTTGCGGTCTTCTTGGTTGTGGTAGTTGCCACCAGCGTAGACGTAGACAGGTGCTTCTACGGCGCTCCAGTGGAAGAGACGACGACGAACGTCGTCAATGGGGATTGCTCCGATGTAGTGGTTTGGCTCTGAGCCTTGTTCGTTCTCCTTGTAGTGCCATGCGTTGCCACGCTTAGAGGTCATTCCTACGAGGACATTTTGGTTGAGCCATTGGCTGGTTTCTTTGGACATGATGTTTCTTTCTCTTGGTTGGTTGGTTGGTTTAAATTAAAAAGTGTTACGGAGATAAATCTATCCCCGTAACACTTTGGTTTACAACTTCTACTTAAGTTTTTTACGACGCTTGTCAACGTGGTAGTGCTGACGAACTTGTGGTTTGTGGTTTGGCTTGGTCTTATACGACATGTCCGAGATTGCCCGAATGATGTTGTAGAAGCAGATGAGGCACAGAATGCCTACAAAGATTCTGTCTGACCAATCGGGTGTCCCGTCCAGTGTCGGCTCAGTGGGCATACTGGCTCCGATTAAAAGAATCGTGAGTATTCCCATGAACATTATTAACCTGCTATGCGGGCGCATTATTCCTCCTAGATCTTTCTTGCCAATAAGGTACGAGGCAGTACACGGGGTCTTCCTCGTTGAGCATCTCCGCAGTGAAGACCATGTCAAGGCTATTACTAGCCCACTCCACGGTCTCCTGCGTGTTCACATCAATCCCTGATCCGATCAGGAACCCTTGTGGCTGTGGGGCGCTCACCCACAGCACTTCTATCTTGCTGTACTGGTCATCGTCGTACAGCGGTGTGCTGTAGTCAGAGACGAGGTCAGAGTCTTGGTTGTCAATCATGCCTCTGCCCCCTGCTCCAGTACTTGGATGACTTCGCCGTCGGGATCACGGAATGTGATCTCTCCGTACCGCCACAACCGCTGTAGCACTTGCCCTTGATCGGAGTCGTGAAACTTCCGAAAGACAGTGCCGATGGCGGATGCGTAGGCTTCTGTGCGGGTGTCGGCGCTGAGTGCGATGACTTCAGCGACTCCTTCCCGTATCGCAGTTAACGTGTATGTGCTCATGCTGTCTCCTTTGTGGCTTCCTCATTGAACCGTGTGAGGTCTTGGTCTAGGTCATACCAACCCGTGCAGTCTCCCCACTTTAATTTTGTGTGCTCTACAGCGAACCATGCGGAACGTGTGAGGTCGTGGTTTACGTCATACCAACCGTCGTCGCCCCACTTCAGGTCACGCACCCAAAAGTGCGTGCCTGAATTGGTACGTGCGGTCACGACAAAGCGAGTGACTTTGCCTTTATACCGCTTAGACACGATGTCGCCTCTGACGACGGTGTCTAGTACTTCCTTCTTCATGGTTATGCCCCCTCACCCTTGAACTTGACCAGCCATTCTTGACTGTTGACTTGGCGGAGTACGAACAGGAAGTTGTAGACGTTGACGCCTCGTGCACTTTCTATTTCATCTACGAGTTCTTCTTCACTGCACCATTCGTATGGTTCGTAGATCACGACGGCGTCGTTGCCTTCCTCCACCATGGCGAGAATATCGTCAGGTGTCTTGCCTTCCTGCATTAATTCCTGCACATTGCACAGGTGGTGCTCCAGTGAACACTGGAGTGCGTAGTCACGTAGTTGTTGATAGTTCATGTAGTTCATTTGAATATGTCCATTCCTTCGTTTAGGTAGTTGATGATTACTTGTAGGTCTTCGCCTAATTTGTTTTCGGTTTCAAAGTCAATGCATTCTTCGCCATCAACGAGTGCGTATCCCCACTCGTTGTTTTCATGGTTGACGACAGTGCCGTCACGAAAATACAGTTCCTCTTCCTCGTTTGCCCAAGCCCATTTGTTGGTGCCTGTGTCATACGAGATGACAAAATAGTGTGTATTGGTAATGCTCATTGTGTTACTTCCTCTATGTCTGTGGTGTTCCATGTTTCTTGTGTATCCACACAAACTGATTCATTCTTGTCAAATAGTCTGCGTGCTTCTTCTAGTGACCCAGCCTCCACTTCGTGGCGGTGATGGATCACGTTCTCATAAGTGAGTGTGTATTTCATTCTGATTCCTCCGTTGATATGTCCCATGGGTGTGTGTCCCAATCGCTACTGCCGTCAAGGTCAAGCGTCTTTAGTTGCTCGTCGTCGTACGACTGGTAGATCTCCAGTGCTTCTTCCTCGCACCCAGCCTCAATCTCATAGTCGTGATTGACGGTCTCGGTAACTCTCAATGTGTATTTCATGACTGTGCCTCCACGATGTCGCAGTGCACTGCCCAGCCCTCTTCGCAGTCTGCGTTGATGTCCCTGATAACGCTTTTGATAGCGCTGTCAATGAACATGTCCGCAGGGTATTGATCGGGGTGTTCAACAGTAATTAATACTTGTGTTTTCATATGACCTCCTCAGGTCTCTAAATGGGCTGTTGCCCTCAGAGCACACAAACTATCGTCTATGTACTCTGAGCACAACATCCTAAATGGATGTTGTACCCGTAGTGGTTGCTTACCACTTGGGTCGCATGGCGTCTAGCACGACGAATTCGCCGTACTCTTCGCCAATCTTGATCTCCTCATCCCACTCAAGCCAAAAGTGGACGAACTCGTCGCCCTCTAAGTCTTCAGTGTCGCCATCAAAGCCTTTAGGGATGGTTCCGAAAACCTTTTCCATGGTTTCGGTCTCATCCACGTAACGCCCGACGACTTGAATGAAGTCGTTCTCTTTCTTGTGGAACTCTTTAGAAGAGCCAAAGGATTCTTGTATCACCTTTGTCTTCACGTTTTCTTCCACCAGTTGCAACCAAACGCTGGTGTTGGTTTCGGCGTCGTAATCGTTTACCCATTCAACTGGGTATGCCGTTACTTGCGTGACCTTTGCACCTTTGTCGTTCTGACAACGGTACCCGTTGATGTCAAAGGTAAAACCGTTGACATACAACGCATCCCACCAGTCTTCGTCTTCAGCAAACTCAGGATTGGACAGCAGTTGCTTTGCGTATTCGCAGAGCGCCTGCTTGTTGTCAACGATGTCTTGGAAAGTTGCGTTTTTATTCATGATGTGTGCCTCCTCAGGCGTCGTGTGGGCAAGTGCCCTCAGAGTGCATGGAACTAAAACTTAGGAGGCGAAAGCCCCATGCACCCTGAGCGCACCACGAACCGTAGTTCGTGACGCCCCGATTCATTACATCGCACGACACGTAGCACCCATGCCGTAGGCACGAGATACTTCGTCAGTGAGATGCTTCCCGCATTTACCGCATACGCCGATTTCCTTGCCGTATGTGGCTTGTGCTTCGTGTTGCTCTAATGGGCTGAGTTCAGCGAGACGATTCGCTGAAGCCTGTGCCCGCTTGCCAGTGAGAGTCTCATTGGCATGACCACCAACGATCAATTGAACGTACCGCTCGCCTTTCTTTGAAGGGTTGTGAAAGCCCTTGTTAGTGGCAACACGGTAGAACACGAGATCATTGGTGCCCTTTGATGTGATTGCAAAGTATCCGTCGCTGACATCTTTGAGGATGTCGTTCAGGCTTCGCATTGGCGCTGGAGCGCCCTCACTGGCTGGGCATTCGCCCTCTTTGTGATAGGTGCTCCATGTACCGCTGACGAGCACTGCGAAGCCTTCGCTCTTGGGCACTGTGTTGCCACAGAGCGCACAAGGCTTGGCGAAGTTGTTCGCAATGACACGCTCAGCATCGCTGGGCAAGTGCGCCGAATCCAATCGGAGCACTTTGATCTTCTTGACATGGTCAATGCAGAACGATGCGGACTTCGCTGTTAAGCGATCAAGATTGAACTCTTTAATTAAAGAATCAACCCCAGCCTCATCAAGTTCTAATGATGGTGCCCGCTCAATTAAGAGTGAGCGCAAGAAGTTTTGTTGCTTTGGTGTAATGGTTGACATGATCTGTGACCTCCTCAGGTCTCTAGTAGTGCGTGATTGCACCATACGGCATCGGTGTGATACCGATGCCCTAGGGCACCTTCAAGCGAAAGTGGGTGCCCCCCGAGGAAAGAGGGCACCCTGTCATTCGTGTCGGCAGAACCAGTTGCGCCAGCGAATGCTCTTGCAATCAGTTGCCGATGATCCCGTCAATGAGGTCAGCAAGTATGCCACCCTCAGCGCCGAGATCAACGCCGTAACCGTCTAGGACGGCACTCACCGTCGTGTGCTTTGCATTGAGCAATGCCCACATACGGTCATCAATGGTAGGACGATCTTCGTCAGCAACGGTGAGCCACCATGCCATGGTTCCTACCGTGTTGCCGATTCGGTGTGAGCGATCTTCTGCCTGCACTGCATCCGCAGGTGTCCATGGAATCTCTGCCATGACCACGTTGCTGGATGCTGTGAGGGTGAGACCCACACCAGCCGCTTGAAACTGCCCCACGAAAACTCTTGCCTCACCCGATTGGAATGAGTCAACAGCGATCTGCTTGGCTTCGTCCGTCATACCGCCCCCGACTTTCACAACATTGTGCGAAGCGAGTGCTTTGCATATGGCGTTGATCACGTCAGTGTGATAAGCGAACACGATGACCTGCTCATCTTCAGCGAGCAGGTTCTCAACATGTTCAACCACGTTGGCGACTTTGGCGTTGCCAAGCAGATGGCGGAGTGCATTGATGCGAGTGATGACTTCAGCCTTAGAGGCTTTGTCCCATGCCTGTGCACCACCATTGGTGATGACGAAGTCACGGAAGTCCTCTTCAGCGTGGCGATACTTGATGAGTGCCTCCTCAGGCACTTCCACACTCACTTGTGCACGACGCTTCGCAGGGAGTTCAGTTAGCACGTCCATTTTCTTGCGACGTACGTAGCAGGTGCCACGCATGTTCGCATTCAATTCAGTCGTGTTGCTGGCGCCGTTGTACACCCAGCCCCAGCCATTGTGGATGGGGTCGCAGTAACGCTGAAGGAATGAGTGGCGCCCACCGAACACACGGTCAAGACGACCGATGATGGTAAGAGGCGACACCAGTTCCGCTGGGCGATTAACGACGATGGTTCCCGAGAGCAGGACGACATAGCCTTTGTCATTTATTGACTTGGCGATGTTGACGATGCCCTTGGTGCGATTCGCTTTTGCATTCTTCGCACGGTGTGCTTCATCAACGATGAGGCAACCGAAGCGAGCATTGCAAAGAGCGACCGCCCATTGATCAACATTGGAGTCTCCAATGATGATCACGTCTGCTTTAGGAACTTCGGTCACGGTGTTACCAGTAACAATGGCGACTGAGAGCCAAGGCGCCGTCGCTTTGAATTCACGTTGCCAGTTCAGGCGAAGTGAAGGTGGCACAACAACTAGAGATTTCATTCCCTCTTTGTGAGCCTGAGCGACGACAGCGATGCCTTGAATCGTTTTGCCCAGCCCCATCTCATCACCGATGATGCATCGGCGCTGGCGGAGGGCATAAGCCACACCAGCACGTTGAAATGGGTAGAGCGCACGATCCAGCACAATGTCAATGTCTGCATCGCTGGCACTGGATAGTGCATGCAATTCAGACGAGACGTGCATTGGCTCAGGTGCCTTGTCAAGAGTGGCAAGGAACGACCGAAGTTCATTTAAGTTTTGGTTCATGATTTTGTGACCTCCTCAGGTCTAGGTGTAACGGGCAATTGTATGCCCTCAAAAGCCACCAGCAACCTGCTGATGACCTTTGAGGACACCACGGGGCGGGGGGACACCCCGTGATGTGCCTACATTTTGATTTCTACAGCGACGACTACTTCGTCCTGCATGCCATCAAGTTGATTGACTTCAATGAACACTAATTGGTCATCAGTGATTTCTAATTCACCCGACTCCCAGTACCCGTGATCATTGAGCCAGTCGTACACATTGTCGTATGTCCAGCCCAAGAAACCTTTGGGAAGGTCTTTGGGGTCATGGACAATGAACAAGTCATTCTTGAACGCTGTGAAGGCAATGTAACGCAACTCAGTTGTTGTATAAATCTGCATCACACGTTCTCCCTTGCCATGATTTCTTCAATGATGTCAAGGGCTTTGTTGATGCCGTTAATACTCCCGAACAGGTGTGCACGGGCTTCGCCCACGTACATGTTCTGCTCAAATTCACGGATCAATTGGGCATTGTGTGCCGTCAACTTGATGACGATTTCTGCTATATCTTTCATGATTTTGTGACCTCCTCAGGTCTCTATCTGACGACTCGTCAGCATGACTATGAGTCATGGACGCCCCTCGGGGCGTTTCGTCGTTGTCTCCTACCTTTCGTACTTGTGGGAGTCGTAGCAGTCCCCACAACGTGGATCGCTCCAGCGTGGGTCACCGTAGATGGCTTCCTTGGGGAAGTTCTCTTCGCAATCAAAACAGACGATTGTCCCGTCAGTTTCCACTTTGAATTCTTCGCTCATGATCTATGACCTCCTCAGGTCTATTAACTGATGACTCATCAGTGCGATTATGAATCGCAGACGCCCGAAGGCGTTTCGTCATTTAGAACGAAAAGTCGTAGTACTCGTAGCGCCCAGTGACAGAGCAGACGACGCCTCCCCCTCGGGAGGAATCGCCCACCATGCACCACTCACCATTCTTGCGAAGGCTGAATTGATAGATGGCGCCGTTCGGATTGCACTCAAAGGAATAGTTCTGCATGTCAGACATGCCGTTGCCATCCACCCGAGTTGCTTTGTCCTGCTGGACGGTGATCTTCTTGCCACTGGGGCTGACTGCTATGACAGTGCATGCATGACGGTCAGACCAAAAGATAAGAGATGCACCATCACCAACCTTTGGGGTTGCTGGAGCGACTTTTGTGATTGTGATTAATTCCATGATTGTTGCCTCCTCAGGCATCTCTGATGACTCATCAGCATGGCTCCAAGCCATGGACACCCCGAAGGGTGTTTCGTCATTTAGTACTAGAGCGAGTATGAGAGTTCACGTCGCAACAAGACCAGCGCAATGTGCTGTTCTTGAAGCATGGCGAGATCCCGTACTTTTTCTCCCAGTGCTTCCAGTGAGTCTTGAACTTGGTAAGCCAAGATGTGGGGTTCACGCTGAGTGGTTGCTCCGATTCCGCAGTCACTGGTCAGACGTTGGGCATGCTCTTGAACNCCCGNAAGTTGNTGGGTGATCTGTCGTGCCAAGTCTTTNAAGCGAAGGTCAATGTGTTCCATTGCAATCGTCAGTGGTGCGACTTCTTTGGTCTCGGTGGGGTTTCCACAAAGGAATTGATTCATGATGTTGCCTCCTCAGGCGATAATTCTGACGACTCGTCAGCATGGTTCTAAACCATGGACGCCCGAAGGCGTTTCGTCGTTTTATTAGATGTGCTCTGACATGCGAGTGACTTCCACACGCTCATGCATGCGGGGCATGAGGCGCCCGACAAGCATGTGGCACAGTGGCTCCACGACTTCGTTGAACTCTTCTTCACTATCAAAGAAGAACTCAAGTGTTGCGAGTTCCACTTCGTGATGGACGCCCTTAATAAACACTTTGCCGAAGACTTCTAAATTCATTGTTGTGAATGAACTTTTGCCTCCATGTTCAAAGTGATTGATCGTTGGGTTGATCCTTGTCACGGAATGGATGCTGGTTGATGTTGACATGATCTATGACCTCCTCAGGTCGCTTGCTGACGACTCGTCAGTACGGATGTAATCCGTAGACGCCTCTCGGCGTTTCGTCGTTGTTATGCGTTGACGCTGATGCGCTCTTCGTAATACTTCTTCCACCCGTTTACCTCAAGATTGATGATCTTGTTCGGGGTCAGTGTGTGCCCGAAGAACATCTCCCGTGCCTCCTCCATGTACGTGTCACGCTGAATCAGCGACACAACATCCTTGATCCACGCAGTGCGTGACTTGGTGGTGCAGTTGGTTGACAGGTGCAGGACTTGCTGGACGTGCTCAGGAGTCAGTGTGTAATCCTCCCAGTTGACCGCAAGTGAATATTGGTCATCTGTTCCGATGTAACGGCGACCCCATGTACCACCACGGAAGGTTTTCTCATAGAACTTCAGCCGTGCGTAAGCCTCCGAAATGTTGCTTTCGGTGATTGACGACATGCCGATGCCGATGAGCGCCCACATGATGGAATTGACAGGCTCTTTCGGGTAACCCTCGTCATTGGTGAATGAATCACCATTGCCGTGGATTGCGACGTGTGCCTTGTATGCGGGGGTGTTGCCCCAGTCTGCTCGGTAACTCATGATTTTCGTGCCTCCTCAGGCGTTTTGCTGATGACTCATCAGTACGGCTACAAGCCGTAGACGCCCGAAGGCGTTTCGTCATTTAGTCAGTTACACGGTGCGAAACTTGCGATGCGAGTGCGGGATGTACCGCCCGTACGCATGGCGTTCGCCACGACAGATCTGCTCTTCTTTGATTGCCTCCCAAAGGATGCGACGAAGGGCAGGCTTTGCTTGCCAATCGGTCTCATTGCGATGTGCTTCAACGAGAGCCTTGATGTGTGGAACTTCATAGATGGTGTTCATGATCATTGCCTCCTCAGGCATCTCTGATGGACTCATCAGTGCACGACTTACGTGCAGACACCTCACGGTGTTTCGTCCTGCGTTTAGAAGAACTTGGCGAAAGGATTCGCTGGGGTCTTCTCAACGTAGTGAGGGTTCGGTTCACGCTTGATGACGCCACCCAGCCCCTCAACAATGTGAGTGAGGTTCCAAAGTGTTGACGACGAGTTGAACGTACTGCCCCATATGTAGAAGCCATTACTGCGATGGACGAGTTCCTGCGAACCGTCCGCCCACGTAATGACGTGACATGTTTTGCTGTTGTTCATGATGTGACCTCCTCAGGTCTAAAAGGGCTTTTGCCCTCACAACATTCAAAGCGATGCTCTGAGTGCTCTGAGGGCACCATCACCGAAGTGATGGCACCCTGAGGAATTTTGAATCATAAAAAACCTCCCAACCATTCATGGGGCAATCACGCCCTCGTTGGGTTCCGCTTCAATCCAGTCGGGAGTGGTTACATTCCCCGATACGCCCCTCGTGAGAGGGACTAGGCGACTCCTGCATTGATGGTGCAGTAGACGGCGCTTGCTCGGATCTCCGAGGCGGATTATCAATCAGGGCTCCTCAGCCACACACGAGGGAGGGAGCAAGCGATGCCATTTAGGACTTAGGCGGACTCTTCAGTTGTCAAGGAACTAGGTGGGACTGGGTGCCATAGTGGCGACCCCCCCGAGGAGGCGATATGTGACCTCCACTAGGAATACTACCCCCTAGGTACGGAGTACACAACCCCCAATTTATTTACTGTCAGCGGGGCTGGGTCTCCGAGGGCATTAGGGGCGCCGAAAATCGCCCCAAGCAACCATTCCCAGCAATCCTCTCAGAGGGGGCTAGAAGGGGCGTAGAGAGGAGCAGGGGGGATATGGAGCAATGGTGCAGGGGATAGCAAGATCGGGGATTCTGAGGGAATGTGGAAACCTACTGTTACCCCGCAAACCCTTGCCCAGTAAGGGTTATAGCCCTTTTTATAGGTGTACAGAATGCCTCAGGATCCATTTAAACGCTCTGAATGACCCATTGCCCCATTTCAGGGGTGCTCCGCTTAGAACGCAAAATAGGGGCGTCTGAGGGCATTTAAAAACAGCCTCTGTAGAGCCTCAGAATCCATTTAAAATCTCTAAATGACCTGTGGGTGCGGGCAATTGCCCCAAGCGCTCTACGAGCCATATAGGGGGCAATGGCGGGGTGAGCAAGGGTTGCGGTGCTTGTCAAGGGGCTGTGTACTTTGTTCACCTAATGTTCATGTTACCCATGGGTAATGTTCCACGTGGAACATTGGGGCAGGGGGCGACCCCCCCATGGTTAAGTGCGAGCCTATAAAATATAGGGCAGT